GTGGATTGTAAAGTACAAAATCACCGTAGTGCCAAGCTTCCTAACGAAAATCGGCTCCAAAAGCATAATGAAATCGCCAAAATGGCTAGAAAAAGTTGTTGACAGCAAAATCGCCAATCACTATAATACTTCTTAGCAGCACGGAAGAGGGGCCCGCTTCCGTGATGCGGCTCAAGCAACGCAGAGCCAAGCACAAGCCAAGGATACCACAACGCGCGAGCGGAGGTGAGCGAGAAGAATGGGTGCGATGACGCGAATCTGCCGAACTGTGCCAATCACCATTTGCGATTGCTTGTATGTCGATGATAACAACGACACCAAGCAGGAGCAAGTCAAGCTTTATGGTGACTACACAAACATCGTACGAGCAACCAATGCGTGTAAGAAGAAGCTGAATCGCACACGTGTACTTGTGAAGAACATCAGCAAGGAAGAGTATTCAGTTTCAATGCCAATGGAAGCGTTCATGGCGAACGCAGACCACGTAACCAAGAAAGCAAAGGAGAACTAACCATGTCCGAGACCACCGAGATTGTTACCAACGACTTCAACATTTCCGAGGGCTTCATCTGCACGCTTGACCGCACGTCCACCGAGGGCAAGGTCGCAATCGCAAAGGCGCTCAACGGCTCCGAGCCTTTGAAGGACCACATGAACGAGGTTCTTCACCTCTCCGGAGTAATTACCACTCCCGGCGTCCGTGCCCAGAGCGGTGCCAACTGCACCAACAACTATCTCGTCCTCGACGATGGAAAGGTCCTCTTCTCCCAGTCCGATGGCGTTGCGCGCTCGCTCAAGGTCATTGCGGCGCTTTGGGGCGGCGACCTTCACGACGGAAAGACCGTGGACGTCAAGTGCATCTCCCAGAACCTCACCAACGGGAACACGCTCAAGACTATCATCCCAGCTTAACACAAGGCTTCACCGACTTGGCAGAGGGGATGGGATTAAAGTCCCATCCCCTTCTCATTAGGAAAGGTAATCATTATGTCGCAAAATTACAACGAGGTGCGTAATTTGCGCAGGAAGGCGGAAAGGAGGATTGCTGACCTAAAGAAGCAGAAGAAGAACGCCAACAGCGCGTCATACAAGAAGCAGATTCAGCGTGACATAACTCGTATGCGCGAAGCCATTCGCAGCACGAGGACATACAGTACCAAGACTGGAAAGCGCATCCATTCCGAAGCCCAAGTTGCGCGTGGTGCCGAAAAGCTTCGCAGCTTGATTGAGAGCTTTCCCCTGCGTGGCGTTCAGCAGCGCAACCGCTCGTTCGCAATGAGACTGAACATGGCAGGCAGCAAGTCTTTCCAAGGGCCAACGCGAAACCAAGAAAGGTCGCTTGGCGAGGAAATGTCGGGCATCACAAGCTCGCAGGTGAAGGTGTTCTTCCGTGCGACGCAGAGGGCGTGGGACAAGCCGAATGTCTCGATGGAGCATCGTCTCGACGCAATCATAGAGCACTACAAGGGTGAGATTGGTACGAGCGACCTGCAGCGCATCTTCGACTATGTTCTATCTGATAAGCGCAATGCCGACGTTGCCAAGGCGAAGGACATAGTCGCTAACCCGGACAAATACACCGACGGCGAAAAGGAATGGGCCTATGACGTACTCGCAGACAATGACGCAGAAGTTCGCTATATGCCGACTGTCACTGCGGCAGCTGTTTCAGACGTGTCTCCGGTTGCACCAATGTGAGTCAAACGACGAGGTATCTATGAGAAAGCGTAGGAAGTTTGAGATTGTAAGCTCATACGATACCGAGACCACGAACATCAACGACGGCGACGAGCATTACGCATTCCCAGTTTTGTTCATTGACAACAGAATCGTTGACGTCGATTTGAAGAACTACGAGCCAGAACGAGATGATGACATTCGCTTCTATCGCCACGAGGACGAAATGATTGCAGCAATCCAGGACTATATCCAGATTGGCCTAATGGACGGCAAGGTTCCCATCATCTGCGCATATAATCTCATGTTCGACCTACAGCCATTGATGGAGAAGCTTGACTCAATGTACGACATGAAGGTAAACGCCCAGAGCAGTACCAACGTTTACACCATAGACCTGTTCGAGATGGACACTGACAACATGCTTCTCAGGTTCTGGGACACGTATCATCTTGAGATGCGCGGTCTTAAGGCGATGGGAGAGACTGCTGGCCTTCCGAAGGCCGTTGGGGACTGGGACTATGACGTTATCAGGACGCCGGACACACCGCTAACCGAGCTGGAACTGCACTATGCAGGTAGAGACACGCAAGTTATACCCATGTATCTTCGCTACCTTCTCAGGTCTAATGAGTGGATGAAGCAGGAGGATTTAGGAAACCGTGTTCTCACAAAGACGTCAATCGTACGGCAGATGGCGCGTCGTGAGATTGGCTCAATCACAGTGGGGAAGCGCGATGGGAAGAGACTCACGCTGGACAAGGCGTTCATGGAGCACTGCAAGAGTGAGGACGCACCCACGTTCGCACAGTACGCGCTCCGCAAGGCGTGCTTTCGTGGCGGCTTCACGTTCACGGCAGCTGCCACGGCTTCGGAGGTCGTTCAGAACGTCGTATCCCTTGACGTTACAAGCATGCACCACACGTTCATCAATGGCAGGCAGATGCCAGAGTGTTTCGTCATCGTCTCCAATCACGATATGGACGTTTTCGCGGAGAGGATTCTGGACACACCGCTAGACTACATACTAGAGCACTACGACAGGCCGTTCGACGTTGCCATTCATGCGCGAATAAGGTTCGACAACATCCGTCTGCGCAAGGGCACCTGCTTCGACAAATGGGGAATCGCGCTGGAGCCTGCGTCGAAGTTCAAGAAGGAGCTAATGTATCAGGAGGGATTCGGCGAGGACGAGCGAAACCTCTTGCAGGACAACTACATCAGGCAGTACGGCTGGCACGACGTTGCCAACAACGCCTTCTTCGCGTTCGGGAAGCTCTATCGAGCCGACAGCGCCATAATGAACGTATCGGAGACGGAGCTTTGGTGCCTAGGACAGGTGTACGAATGGGATTCCATGGAAGCGCTGTTCGGAGAAGCCACTGCGAAGTTCAGAACGCCACCCGATTTCGTAACGCTACAGAGCAACGAGCTTTTCGAGATGAAGAGTGCGGCAAAGTTCATCTCCAAGCACTACAGGTACGGAGAGCCATATCCGTACAACCTCAGCGGCATACCGGAAGGAATCGCGAACGAGCTGCGAAACGGCACGTGCGACCCGCAGTTCTTCGAGAGCTGGTACACGGGAACCGTGAAGGGAATGTTCAACGGCATCTACGGAACTCAGGCACAGGACGTGAGAAGGCCATCGTACAAGGTCGAGCGCGGTGAACTGGTTATAGATGACGCTACAAAGGTGACGGCGGAGAACTACGAGGACCACGAACCGGGGAATCTGCGAGTGCTCTACACATACGGTCTGAGAATCGTCGGCGGCTCACGCATGCACATGGTAATCAGCATGGAGCTTCTGTATCGAGGACTTGGTGACAGGACGCGAGTCCTCGGAGGTGACACCGACTCCATGAAGGTCTCATGCGACGCAGACGTGAGTGACGACATGCTGGCAAAGGCGTTGGAACCCATAGCCGATGCGTCAAAGGCGGCGATTGACAGTACCATGAGCAGGATTCGCAGGAACTGGCCCGACAAGGCGTCCTCGCTCAAGGGAATCGGCTCGTTCGACATAGAGAACCGTGGCGAGCACTACCCGTGGCACATCGAGCTTTGGAACAAGTGCCGCGTCTCTTGGGACGGCGAGAGGGCGCACGTCACGTGCGCCGGACTGCGACGCCCGATAGGCGAGACCAACATCGAGACCGTTATAACGTCGCTCATAAACGCTGGATACCCGGTGCAGGACGTGTTGCAGGAAGCGATAGGATACAACGTGTTCGTGGAATCCTCGGTATCGCACGCACTGGAGAAGCACCAGCCGAAGGCGATTGACATGTATGAAGCAAGCGTGACTGACGCACGCGGCGATACGCGACCCGTCACGTCGCACCAGTCACCCGCGCTGTACCCAGCAGGCAGGTGGCTCGGCGAGACGCTCAAGTTCACCAACGCATCCAGCGTGTCATACCTCAGGCGCAGGTACGGCAGGGAGGTTGACACCGCGACGAGGTTCGTGGGGACAGACGGAAAGAAAGTGTGGGTCAAGCGCGAAGGAAGCGACGGCATCGAGACGATAATGGAGTGCGAGATATGATTAACGGAAGAATGGACTTTGTTACGCTAGTATACATCTGCTTCATGGTAATCGTCATGGCATGGTCTCTTGTAGCGGTCTGGCTGTGATTGCAAGATGACTGAGTTCTACGACTGGGCAAAGACGCTCTCATACGATGCAGACGTGACAATGGTGGTTGGCGCACGTGGCATCGGCAAGACGTTCGGCTTGAGAAGGCAGTGCATAATGGACTTTCTCAGGGATGGCTCTAGGTTTGTTGAGATAACGCGATACAAGAACGAGGTAGCTGACGTGGCATCTGGCTACTTCGACAAGTTGGAGCTTCTGGATGAGTTCAGCGACTACGTTTTCAAGACGGACGCAAGGCTGGCTTACATAGCGAGGAAGCCGGAGGGCGAATCAAAACCGCAATGGAATGTCATAGGCTACTTCCTCGCGCTCAGCACAGAGCAGAAGGAGAAGAAAAAGACGTTCGCAAAGGTTAGACGGCTCATATTCGACGAGGCCATACTCGACCGAACGGACCGATACCATAGGTATCTCACCAACGAGTTCGCAAAGCTAGAGAGCTTGGTGGACACCACGTCGCGCGAAAGGCCCGGCGTCAAGTCGATACGCCCTAGAGTGTACCTTCTTGGCAACGCCTGCGACCTTGCAAACCCGTACTTCGCTGCGTATGGCGTGGGAACTGACTTGACGTTCGGCTACAGGTGGTACAAGGGAAAGACATTTCTCCTGCACTACGTGGACCCAGGCGAATACAGCAGGGAGAAGGCGCTCGGAACTGTGGCCGGAAGGATGGCAGCGAACACGGAAGCAGGTACCGTGGCGCTTGACAACAAGTTCATACACCCGAAAAGGGAGTTCATACTCAAGAAGCCGAAGAACGCAATATTCTCGTTCGGCATAGCCTGCAACGGGAGACTGTACGGGATATGGCTTGACGAGAGGAACGGATATTACCACGTAACGAGGAAGATACCGAATAACACCGGAAAGCCGGTGTTCTCGCTCACGAGGAAGGACGCTTCTATAAACTACGTCGCAGCGCACAACCTCAGCGCAACCATGCGCTACGTGGCTGAGATGTACTACTATGGTCTCATAAGGTACGAGGACGAGCTGCTTGAGATGGAGTTCGGTGACGTTCTCGCGATGTTCGGCATAAGATGATTGGAGCAGGAATGATTGAGTACGTGTACGCAGTGATGCACGATGGTGGGCGCGAGCTGCCAAACGACCGCATGGGGAACCTGCTTGGCGTGTTCTCCGACGATGCGGAAGCGAATCTATGGCTCATGGTCCACGGATTCTCTGAGCAGGACGCCTTCGGGGACCTGTGGAAGGGGCGCGACAGGGCGTGGATTCTGGAAGCGCGAGTTGACAGCCCGACAGAGGATGGTACAATATGAGACGCACCGGATGGCACCTTGCATGACGTGAGTAGCGGCTGTGCGGATGGTCCTGCTTGGTTGCAGCGCACGCCGCGCGAACCCGACTAGTCGTTTCAACCGATTGCATCGAATGACCGTCTGGTATACAATCAGGCCAGCCACAATGCAGCGCATCGTGGCTGGCCGCTTTGCTTTGGAATGACAGTAACGAGACACAGAGGAAAGGTGGGAGCACATGGCAGACGCCGACAGGCAGGACGAGACGCAGGCTTCCGACGAGGAACGCAACGACGTGCCGGAGGGCGAGGGAAACGACGCAAGCTCTGGTGACAGCACGGAGGAAATCGTCTCGAACCACGCGGAGCACGACGAGCAGTTCGAGGAGGAGATGCGCCAGTACATGCGACACATCGACGCAAGGCTCTCGCAGCTCGCGAACGCACAGGCAGCAATCGTGAGCGCGTCGAGAATCGATGACACCGGCTCTGACGCGGACGATTCCGCATCGGATGACGGCATGTATGATGGCGTTCTCGACCTCGTAATCAAGGACTAGGAACAGGGGTAAACATATGGCAACTGACAACGCAACAATCCTCGCGAACGTCTGGCTCAACGGAACCAACGACTTCCAGCAGAGGATTCCAGACCCGACGCAGCACGGAATCGACGCGACCATGGACGCGCTTTTCGACCCCATGAACAAGGCGTACTACAACCAGTTCGTGGACTCGCTCATCATGCGCATCGGATACACCTACGTGAATCAGCAGTCCTTCTCCAACCCGCTCAAGGTGTTCAAGAAGAACAAGCTGATGTACGGCAACTCGGCGCAGGAGATGGTGCCCAAGTGGATTCGTGCCCACTCCTACGTTGACGATGCAGAGGACGTGTTCAAGATGGCGCGTCCTGACGTGGCGACATGGTACCACTCCCAGAATCGACGCGACAGGTACGACATCACCATCAACGAGCAGGAGCTGCGCACCGCATTCACCGACAGCTACGGCCTGAACAAGCTCGTCGCGGCGTTCATGAACACGCCCATGAACGCAGACGAATACGACGAGTACAGAATCATGCTCCAGCTTCTCGCCTTCTACGACAACAAGTGGGGCTTCTACAAGCACCAACTCAGCGCGGCGCCGACTGACGAGGCCACCGGGAAGGAATTCCTCACGGCGGTACGCTCGTATGCCGGAAAGCTCCGCTTCCCGAACACCATCTACAACTGCAAGGCAATCGAGGACGTTCCGGTGTTCGTCAAGCCCAGCGAACTGGTGCTGCTACTGACGCCCGACACCCAGGCCGCAATCGACGTGAACACCCTCGCATCCGTGTTCCAGCTCGACAAGGCCGACATCAAGTACCGCACCGTCGAGGTCGACGAGTTCCCCATGCCAAACGTTGTCGCAATCCTCACCACCGAGGACTTCTTCCAATGCTACGACACAGTGTACGAGACAACCTCGATGTACAACCCCAAGACGCTCGGCACCAACTACTTCCTGCACCACTGGGGAATCTACAGCGTGTCGCCGTTCGTTCCCGCAATCGCGTTCACCACGGACGCCGCGACCAGCGTAACCACTGTCACCCAGAATGTAACCGCAATCTCAGCCACAATCGACAACGCGACTCCCGACCTCGGCGAGAGCACCGCAATCCACGCGAAGCTCACCGGAACCCTTTCGCCCACTGGCGTGGAGGGAATCGAGGTCGCGCCTAACGCTGCCACCTACGACGTTACCGTGACGAGGAAGTCCGGCTCAAACACCGTTGCCGTGAGCTCGCCCGCGACGCGCGTGGACGAGTACGGCATCCTGCACGTGTCGAACAGGCTCCAGTATGGTGACGTAATCAACGTTGCCGTCAAGAGCACCTACGTCAACCCGAGCGGGGAAACCACGCCGCTCACCGCATCCGTCACCGCCACAGTGACCAAGAAGGGCGCATAGCTGTAAGCTACTACAGGTGGGCGCACCATTGAGCTTTTTCTTGGTGCGCCCACCATTTCAATCTGGAGCGTGACAATGGACTTCTCTCACCTTGCAGACACAGGGTTCCCAAACATTGGTACCGTGGCTCCATACGAGCTGAGGAACACGTTCGACTACACGCGGTGGACGCCGGACACGCGCATCCACATGGTCAACGTGCTGTGGGACAGCGAGTACGAGAACGCGGTGAAGTTCGAAAGCGACGCCGACAGGGACGCTTGGTTCGACTCCATAGAGGACTCATACACAATCACCCTAAAGAGCAACGCCAGAATCGTACCTGACGGCTCGATAAAGCTGCCACTACCCTACGACGTTGCCAGCCGATACAACTACCTTTTCGTAGACATTCCATTCGCGACCTCGGAAAGCGAGCCAATCCAGAATGAGACGGAGAACGGCGTTCGTCGCTGGTACTTTTTTGTTGGTGACACTGTGTATTCTGCTCCTAACACTACGACGGTTTTTATACGCCCTGATGTTTGGACTAACTTTATTAATAGCTCTGTGCTTCGGTACATGATGCTGGAGCGTGGCCACGCGCCTGTTAACGCAACCGATGTTGACAGGTACCTCAGCAATCCGCTTGAGAACAACAGGTACCTGCTCGCACCAGACGTGAACTACGATGACAGCGACGTTGTGCGAGACTCCGCGTATATTCCCGTCGGCTCCGGCAGCAAGCTTGTGGTGTTCGCCAGCACGACCGGGGTGGCGCAGATTGACAGTGGCGCGTCCGGTACCATCGGAACAGGCGCGACGTACTCGAAGCCCACGTATTCCGACACCTCGGACTGGTATGGGTACCAGTTGCAGGTCAACGGATACAACGTGGGCAACGGCTATGACTACACTAATCTGAAGGCGTGCGTCTCGCAGCAGAACGAGCCTGACGGCATGGTGCCGACCTCATTGGAGGTGTATGCCGTCCCTGCTTCTGACGCAACCTTCCTCGCAGACGTGGCAAGCAAGTCACCTGCGTTCCTGAGGACGATAAAGGCGCTGTTCATCGTGTCCGAGGACATGGTGCTCGTTCGCTCGACCCACAGGCTGTGCGGGCACACCATCTACCGCATGAGCGGGAAAAGGCAGAGCATAGGAACATATGAGCTGAGCAGGGACAAGTTCGGTTTCGACGAGAACGAGTGCGCGTTCGCGAAGCTCTACACATACCCGTACTCAAGAATAGAGGTCTCTGACGACAACGGACACACATCCGAGGTGAGAATAGAGAACACCACCGGAAGGCTGGGCATGGAAATGCTAGTCTCGGTGGCATTCCCAGTCCTCGACTCAAGGGTATACCTCACCGGAGTAGGAGGAAGCGGCTCCAACTCCTACGTCTGGAAGAGCCTTGACGGAATGGAGCTGAGACGAGAGATTCCGAAGGGCGACTGGGACAGGCTGACGTTCCATTTCGACATACCCACGTTCGCGCTGTACATGGACGCCGAGACCGGCTATATGCTGGACAACTACTCCAAGGGATTCGCGAACGCGAAGATGCACGCGCTCACGAGCTACCACTGTGCGGTGCGCTCCGCGAACCTCGGAAGGACTAACGGAGTAGCGTCCGCCGACACGGCGCACTCGAACTCGACACGCGACGCGGGAACGGCGCAGACGAACGCCAACGTCCTTGCGGAGACAACCAGGACGAACACCAACAACCTAGCCACGGCAGCGTATAACAACACCAACGCCACGATTGCGGCAGCGAGCGCGAACACGTCGGTGGCGAATTCAGCATCATCCGCCATAATGACCAACGGAAACACGGCTGCAAGATGGGACACAAACGCCACGAACGTCGTGTCGATTTCCACGACCGAGACAAACAACCAGACCTCAATAGCTACCACAAAGATAACCAATGACGCCAACATGTCAGGCAGCGCATTGCAGGGAGCAGTCAGCGGCGCGATGGCAGGGCACGGTGACCCGCTCATGGGCGCAATCGGCGCGCTCGCAGGTGGTGTGACGGGATACGTAACCGCAGGCATCAGCGCTTCGGCGGCAGCATCCAACGCATCCCTCACGGCGCAGGCAGCCGAGGACGTCACAAATGCTAACGTAAACGCGAACAACAACATCGTCACAAGGCACATACAGATAGCGCAGCAGAACACGCAAACACAGAACAACTCTAGAACGAGTCAGACAGACAACAACAACGCCGCCCTAGGAACGCAGCGCGACAACAACTACAGCGCGGCAACCACGAACGCGACGAACGCATACAACGCCAGCGTGGGCAACTCGGGACGCACCCACGACACGGCGGTTGCCGACGCGGACGCGACCCACGCGACGTCCGTCGCGAATGCAGACAGGACGCGCGAGATTGGCGTGCTCAACGCAAAGGAGACGCTTGAGACCTCGCAGAACGACTGCATGGTAGGCATGTCCGACGCAAGGAGGGGAGCGCCAACGCAGCTCACCGAGGTGTCGGGAGACGGCACAGGGATGTGCTACGGCATGAACGGCCTGCAGATAAGGCTCCGCACGCAGAGCAAATCCGCGATAGCGCAGACCGCCGCCCAGTTCGCGCGATACGGGTACGCGCTGGAACAGGTCTGGGACGTGGAGGGGAGCGGGCTTAATCTCATGCGTCACTTCACCTACTGGAAGGCGGAGGACATATGGGTTGACGTCAGGAACGTCGCGAGCGCCGAGATAGGCGCGACCATCAGGAGGATATTCAGGAACGGCGTCACGGTGTGGCGCGACCCGAACGACATTGGAAAGGTCGGAATCTATGACAACTGACGATACCACCACGCAGGCACCAGCCAGCACCGAAGGAACCGAGACTGAACAGACCCAGCGGTCGGTGCACGAGCTGCTCAAGCTCAAGACGTTCCAGGGAATGACCGACGCTGAGATTCAATCTATCATCGACTATCGCGTGAGCGTCGCTCACGATGACGAGGTCACCAAGTTGGCGCAGGCAACCGAGATTCAGGTCATGAACGCACAGTGCGCCGCATACGACGCGCTCAGGGATGACGCCAACTCTGTGCTCAAGAAGGTGCTCGCAGTGCCGCTGTCCCTCGGCACCGTGTCGCAGGACGGAACGGTAACGCACCAGTAGGGAGAGGTTGACACATGGCACGCGAACGGATACAATCGACCGGAAGGGGAGTGGTGCCAGATGGGACGCAGGGGCGGAAAGCAGCGCAATGACGGAACGAGAAAACCGTTCTGCCACAACGGCTCCATGGAGCTGTGGCAGAGCGCGTCACTGAACAACAGGCTCTACCACTACTACATCGACGTCATCACAAAGATGGCGGTGAGCCGGTTCAGGTGGCTAAACCTGCCGCCGTCATGCGACGAGCGTTACCTCGAACTCACGCTCGTGCATCAGGGAATGGCGTCAATCGCGTTCCCGAAGACCATGCCCGGCACGTTCCTCACGCTGCAATGCGCACCGTTGGGAAAGCCCGACATGTACGACCGCGCGGTGAGATGGAACGCAATCGGCACCAACGGCACGCGCTACATGTGCGACAGAAGGCAGGGAGTGGTCGCATACGACAACGAGACCAGATACCCGCTCATGGACGGCATCGAGCTGTACGCCAACGAGCTTGCGCACATCCGCATCACCAGAAGGGTTAACAGGATGCACCAGCAGATTCCGTTCATCCTGACAGGCCCGCAGGAGCGCAAGCAGGACATGGTGAACCTCTTCAAGCAGGTGGCAGGCGGCGAGCCAGCGGTAATCGGCACCAGCGACCTGCAACAGATTGAGTACCAGGCGCTGCAGACCGGCGTCACGTTCCTCGGCGAGGAACTGGCCGTGGACGAGCAGAACGTATGGGGCCGCGTATACACGATGCTCGGAATCAAGAACTCGACAATGAAGCAGGAGCGCCAGACGGAGGACGAGATTCGTGCGCAGGAGAACCCGGCATCGCTCATCGCGGCCAGCGCCCTGACGGAGCGTCGCAAGGTGGCAGACGAACTCAACTCAAGGTTCGGCGAGTACCTTGACGCACCGATAGAGGTCGTTTGGAGACAGGACAACGAGAGCGACAACTGGAACCTCGCTCACAACATGCAGTCCATAGCTAAGGCGGCGAACCAATGATTGACAGAAACGACTATGACAAGGCCCTGCTCAAGTGCCTTGAAGCGCTCGTAAGCATGACTACGCAAGTTGCCGTATGGGCTAGTGACGATAGAGTTTCAGAGCAGGAAGGCAAAGACTTCGACTTTGCGTATGACATGTGGAAATCAGCATACCATGAGCTAAAGAACGCCATGAATGGGGACGAGCTATGATTGACACCATCGAGCCATACGAGCCGGAGCCGGACTACCACGCGGTCGTGACCATACAGCTCTGCGAGCTTGTGGAGGACGGCTTCTGCGACAGGCAGCTCACCGGATGGGAGTGGCCGTCCTACAGCGTTGAGCAGGACACGCGGCTCAGGGAGAAGCTGGTGGACCACTACTGGTACCGCGAAATCTCGCTCGTTCCACCCGGCATCTGGATGCACGAGTTCATCCGCCGCATGAGGGAGATAATGCCGAAGTACATCCCATTGTACAAGCTCATGTCGGAGTCACCGGAGCTGTATGGCGGCAGCTCGGAGTGGTACAAGGGACGCGACATTTACTCGGACTTCCCACAGACGCAGCTATCCGGCGACAACGGGGATTACGCAAGCTCCGGCAACGACCGCGAGTTCCAGCGAATCAGACAGGGAGACGTCATAGACACGGCAAAGCGGCTGACTGACTACAACGACGTCGACCTGATGATTGTGAACGACATGAGTCCGCTGTTCTCATGTCTCTTCACCGTGAACACAAACAGCTTCTAGGAGGTGGTTCCATTTGGGTCAGCTATTTCTTCCGCCAATGACGGAGTCCCAGTCGTGGAGCATCGTAATGGCATGTCTCATGATGCTCGCGGACATTGCCGTTGGTTTCGTCGGCGCTGCGGTCAGGCACGACATTAGCTCTACAAAGATGCGGGAGGGAATCGGGCACAAGGTGATGGTGCTCGTGCTCATTGCCGTGGCGTACCTGCTCGGTGTGGGCCTAGGGCACGTGAGCGGAATCCAGGCAGAGATTCCTTCCACCGAGGTCGTGTGCTGGTATGTCGTGGTGATGGAGCTTGCGTCAATCCTTGAGAACGTCTCGCTGGCTTGGCCCGAGTTCGCAGACACAAGGCTGTTCAGGTACTTCTCCACGTTCGCGGGGAGTGATGACGATGACAACATGCTGCAATGACGCATGCTGCAATGATGCACGCTACAATGGTGGAACAAGGATGACGCCCTACTCCGAGTTCGTATCAACGACCCCGGCGCTGCCGTCGTTCTACTGGGACGTGTACAGCCAAGAGCAGCGCATAAAAGAGATGTGCAAGGAGCTCTGCAAGCTTGTAGATTATGCAAACGAACTTGGTGTGCATACCAACTTAAACAGCGACAAGATTGAATCTCTGTACGCGGAGTTCGAGAAGTTCAAGGAATCTGGATTCTTCGACTATTATGCCGCACAAATTGAGCAATGGATACGCGACAACTTCAACGAGATTATGAAGCAGATTCTCAATCAGGGAATTTTCTTCGGTCTTACTGAGGACGGTTATTTCTGTGCGAATGTCGCATATCAGTTGACGTTTGTTCTTGACACTATTGCGAACTATAGTGACGAGAATTATGGACGTCTAACCATTACATATTAAGGAGAACAACAATGGCAAACCCTTTCACGCCTGAACAGATTTCACAGATTCTTGAGGAGTTCTTTAAGGTCGTAGGTACGCGACAGTACATCGGCGCTCGATATGTTCCCATCTTTGGTCGCAAGGGCGAAGAATCAATCGAGTGGGACAATTCCGCACCGTATGAGCCGCTTACCATTGTTCTCTATCAGGGCAACAGCTACACTTCGCGGCAGTACGTGCCAGTTGGTGTGGAGATTACCAATCAGGAGTTCTGGGCACTGACTGGCAACTACAATGCGCAGGTGGAGCTGTACCGTCAAGAGGTCAAGGCAGAAAAGACTCGTGCCGAAACCGCAGAGCAGACGTTGCAGGCGAATATCGATACTGAAAAGACTCGTGCCGAAACCGCAGAGCAGACGTTGCAGGCGAATATCGATGCGGAGAAGACCCGTGCCGAGGGCGCGGAGCAGGCCAACGCAACCAAAATCACAGAAAACAAGAACGATATTGCAGCTAACAAGAACGATATCGCAGAGGTTCAGTCTGAGATGGGCAACAAGCTGCACTTCTACGATGATGAAGTCTCATTCAAGGCCACATCTGCGACTACTGGCATGGTCATCGGGAACTATGATGGCTCTGGAGTCGTGCGGCTCTATGTCATAGGACCAGCTGACGATGGCTTTGGCGTTGAGCTTGACTCTGGCCTCTATGCCAACCCGATTCTCGGTTCCAGGCTCAACGCGCTGGCACTTGGCTTCAAGACGGACGGAAGTGACAATTCCGCCCTGTTCAACAAATTGTTCAATGGCAAGGTCGGTCAGTTCTCAACCGTCTATTTCCCTGCGGGCGTCTACACGTTCAACTCTCCAATCACCGTGACTGGCCGGTATGCGTTCGTAGGTGACACCTATGACGTGACCGACGTTGACTATCATAAGGGCACTGTGTTCGACTTCCCCGCTCTCTCGGAGAACACCAGCGCCGTCACGCAGACCAACGCCGGAAAAATCTCGTTTACGGGAATCTATTTCAACGGTCATGCCTTCGTCATGACAGACAATCGCTCCTCCATTGGAAAGGGCGTTGACGTGTTCAACGTCTCGACGCAGATTTCAGGCGTCAACGGGGTGGTGCTGGCTGATGAAAACTTCGGTTGCACCTTCGAGCGATGCGTCTTCAAAGGGTTCTCCGGCAACGCTCTTGAGTCAAAGACGTTTGCCAACATCCTCAACTGTGCCTTCTTCTCGTGCTCCAGGGCAATCAAGGCCATGAGCGACAACACAATCAACAACGTTCGATGCTTCTACGTTGAGTACGGAATCACCACCAGTGGCTCGCTCTGCAGGATCACCAACGTTCGCATGGACTCGGTTCGCTACAACGCAATCGTGCTCAATTCGGGACGAGGTCATATCATCGACAACGTCATTGCCGACTACTGCCAATATGCCGTAGTGTCTATGACAAACAACACTTCCACACGCATCTCCAACGTTGGCGGTCGTTATGGAACCATATACCCGCTTGACTCAGCGTCAGAGAATGTTAGTTCTTTGTCAACGTGGAGCGTTCCTGACGCGTACATCGACAAGGTGTGCTGCGTTGCCCTGAACGGGTACGCAAACACCAACGTCAGCATCGAGTGCATGAGGACGGCACTGAACCCGCTTGACTCTGACAGCACGCTTCTTTGCGGCCTAATCGCCCTTACGGTCATGAAGAATTCGAACCGAGTTGACCTCGTGACCAACCATATCGGAGAGTATGTAAGCGCAACCGTTTATAAGGGTGACCTTCTTGCCTACCTGAGAACCCCTGATGGAGTCACTCTTAGTGGTTCGTTTGCCTGTGGCAGAAGGCACTTCCTGATATACAACAACACCGTCTCGAACGTCTCTGCGTACACACAGGCATCTGTCGAGGCCTAAGATGATTTCATTCATCAACTCGATTGACGATGTGAATCCCGAGACGTGGGAAGACCTGATTTAGAAGTTCGATACCGGTACCATCACGACGATTGCCTAGCAGAAGGGGCACGGACATGAAACAGGTGAAGTTCCTCGTAAGTGGTTGGAACGTCCGACCAATATGAAAAACAATAGGAGTAACATGCTGCACGGAATCGACATAAGCAACAACAACAAGGGCCTGAACCTCACCGACACGAGCCTGCTCTACATCATGAAGGCCACGCAGGGCACGTCGTTCGTTGACAGGTACTGCGACCCGTGGGTACAATGGTGCATCGCCAACGGCGTCCCATGGGGCTTCTACCATTTCATGAGCAAAAACTATGGTGTAGCGGAAGCGGAGTTCTTCTACCGGAACACGCGCAACTACTTCACGCACGGCGTGCCGATACTGGACTTCGAGCAAGATGGGCTTACAGATGAGGAAGCCGAATCTTTCGTATGGCGCATACACGAGCTGAGCGGCGTCTGGCCGCTGGTCTACACCTACAGCGACTTCATAAACGGGCAGGGTCACCTCAAGAACAGCTGGGTCAAGGACAAGTGCGGCCTGTGGCTTGCGGGCTACCCGTCGCGCCGGACCGGCTGGCCCAGCGACGCGACGTGCCCCTATCCCCATGCTGGCTGGACGCTCGCCATGTGGCAGTTCACGAACTGTCTCTCCTACAACGGTTACAGCGTTGACGGAGACGTGTTCTATGGTGACGCGGAAGCGTGGGGTAAGTACGCGCTCGGCGACAATGCTGCACCAGTCAACGACGCGACGGAGAGCAACGAGGTCGAAATCCCAAGGGAGGAGAACGCAGTCTATCGCTTCTTTAGCCCTGACATAAAAGACCACCTACTGACGTCAAACTATGACGAGGCCATGAATCTGGCCAACTCAGGCTGGACTTATGAGGGTATCGCGTTTTACGCGGCAAGTGTCTGATTCTCGGGACCAGAAATCGAATAGCGAATTTTTCGAGAGCGTTCCGTCCCCGTGGAATCTATGCGAGGGCGGAACTCTCGTTTTGCTGCTGAATTCCAGGAAAAATCGCGCACCGATTTCGGAAACCGACCCGCGCCAGCGTGCGCGTGTAGGATGGAATGTAACGGTGTTATGTAATGGGCTAGACGTTAACGTGGTTATGTGTTGGTTTTCTCTGATTGTGGTTTACAAACTCAATATGTTGTGTTACGCGCGTGCATTAGACTACGTATGGGTGCAGAAATGTGTAGGAATTGTGAACTTGATTATGCAACGTGGCATTACGGGTTTTGGTGGTACATTACTTATAGCAAGTGAGGACAACGACGGAATGGAGATTCAAATGGCAACAAAGATTGACGCTTCAGACGCGGCCTATGAGACACTAGAGTTTCTTGTGGATGTGTGCGGCGCGGAAGCTGTGCTCGATGAGTTTTTCTATTATATGAACGTTGATAGTAGAGTTGAGTTTGTGCAAGACTTTATCAGATACAACGATGTTGATACATCTGAACTCAACGACGAAACGTTGCGCACAATTCAAGAACACTACAAGCGGCATTGCTAAGGGGTGAGGTAGTATGTATAAAGTCAACCACTATGTGTTGCACGGTTACATACGACGCAAGGACGGCCATTACATGCAAAAGACGCTATGTGTAAGGTCTCTAAACGACGAATTAATCAAGAGTTTTCACATGTGCGAACTTGAGCACTTTAAGGTAGACCATATCGACGTCGTATACGACTACAGCGAAACGGGGTTCTAATCATGAACGGAATTTATACATCTGAACGCGCTTTTGGCCCATACCTTACCCGTGAATCTGAAAAGACACTGCATAGAATCTATAGGAAAATGAATTTCAAGCGTTTTCATTACTCTAATGCCGCTATGTGCGTTGATGATAACTATCTAGATTTTTATTCTTATTATACACGCATATGTAGCGTGTATAAGCCTGCACGCACAAATGGTAACATATCTCTTTGTGTATATCCATTCATTTACGATGCAAACAATTTCAAAAACTCGCCAACTACTAACAAACAAATGAATAAATTTCTCAAGGAATATATCGACGCAGATATTACCGTCTATGATATACGCTACATATACAATCAGTTAATCAATGATTTTAGCGTTCCGGCGCTCAAGACATACAGCGGTAAAGTAGTAAGTCTAACATTTTCTGATATGAATTATTACATTAACGAGGGTATTATACTGCAATGCTTGAGCAAGTCAACACAACACGCATACTGCATTCTTAACGGTTTCGGCTACTATGCGCCCGGATATGAGGTGAGAAATTAAATGATTTATAATGCCGATTATATGCAATTACTGTACGTTCTACTACTGATAGCGTGCGGTGGTTTCTACGGCGCGGCACGTGGCCAAGCAAGACGCAACGCACGACGCTACCGCGACCAACAACGCGAACTTCTGAAATGGCAACAGGAACTAGAGAAAAAAAGTAGTGACTTGAAGCGTCGTTAGTAGTATAATTACATGTAAGGATAAGGGATAGGCCCTAGTCCACGTCACGGATGGGAGATTCACATCATGCGTATCACCAATGGCATTTCCTGCAAGGTCAATCACTACACGGTTATGGCAACGGCGATTGTTGACGGTGAGGTAAAGTCTTACACGTTCGATACCGACACGCGCGACGCCCGCGCGGCCAAGAAGTCGGTAGCCGACGCGCTGGGCATTCCTGCTAGCAAGGTTCTTGTTGACTTCAAGCTTGAGAAAAAGAACTTTGTTATTGAAACCGATTATGAAAACCTTGTTAAGGTCTTGACTGATAACGGAATTCCTGTTAGTGTCGATAGCGAGAATTAAATCTCACAAATTTTACACACTAGCATAACGAAATTCATGCCCCGTAGCGTCACGCTATGGGGCATATCGCGTTTTAGGTACATTACAATCCAC